GAAGTCCAGTACGCCAGAACTTAACGCAGAAAAGGCAGCGGTCTGTGTGTTGCCTTGCTGGGCCGCGCTCCAAGAGTTGCTAACATCATTTTTGGTCGTGTCGGCATCGTAGGCTTGAACACCTCCAGCAGTGTCGAAGGCTTTCTCTGCTGCTGCGCCTAGCCCTAAATTGGTGCGGGCTGTGGATGCGTTATTTAAGTCACTCAGGTTGTTGCTAATCTGGAGGTAATGCGCGTTATGGTTGTGCGCCGAGGCAGCAGCCCCAATGTCACTCAATACTTCAGACCCGCTGCGACTCTCCAATCCGCTTGCCGTGAATCGAGCATATTCGTCATCAGCTACATCCGCTGAGTCCACCTTGACCGCGTTGGTATTTGCGATTCCAAAGGTGAGTGCGTCTTGCTTTCCGTTCCATGTTGATGCGCTGGCTATGTTGCCGTCAGGTAGGTTGCCAGTTACGTCAGCAGTTAAATCAATTTGAGCTAGAGTAATCTCCTGACCGCTCAGAGTTAAATAGTCCGGTGTTCCAGCTAGGGTTACAGGGGTTGAGTTGTCTGTCCCAGCAGCATCAGCAGTGCTAGTAAAAGTAATCTTATCGCCATCCCTAGCAATAGTAAGCCCAGTGCCAGCCTCTAAAACTATGTCATCCGTAGAGGAGTCGCTACCAGTTAGTCTAATCTTTTCCTCGTCAGTGTTATCACCATCAACAGCCGACACACCGTAAGTGGTGTTAGCGTCAGTGGTCATGTCATCCACAACAAAGTTTAACTTACCAGCCGTATCATCGTAGGTAACAGTGCATCGAGTCTCAGTGCCACCGTCAACCATTGCGCCAACGATGTCCTCAACTGTTTCGGTAAGCAGGTTAATAGTTACTGCACCACTAGAACCGCCACCATCTAGATTAGTTCCAGCAGTAACGGCAGTAATGTCGCCACCACCTCCGCCACCTCCGCCACCAGATACGCTACTTTGGCTCATACTATTACCCCCGTAAACCAGCAGTCTGCTGAAGATTTGGTTAAGGTTGTGTTTGTCGAGGAGAACGCAACATACACACCGCTAGTAAACCTAAGCCCCCTAACAGGAACCTCTAAGAAAAAGTTGTCTCCACCCTTCACATAGATCGGATGAATTGATGGGGCAGTACCGTCACTTACAGCACTGGCACTATCGAACACCATAACGTACTGATCGGAAGATGCCTTGCAAGAACCGAAAAGCCCCAGCAGGGAACACCCGCTAAGACTAACCTGCAATTCATCATCCCAAGTTGTGTTGCTTACTACCTCGCCTATGTCGGCAATATCTTTTCTAGCCATTAGTCACTCCACGCTTTTTTGATTTGTTTCTTGCTATAGTCGGACTTCCATCTCCCGCCTTTGCATTCTTCAGCATAATAACCCTTGAGAACACCATCTTTCATGTTCGTAGGGTTGGAAGCGTTTCCTGTAAAAGACATTGCCTGTGGCTCCTTCACTCTTGAGTATCCAGCAGGGCATCGGTCTTTGTCTTTGGCGAGTCGTATCTCTTCTATCCTCTCGCCCTTATCATTTTCATAAACATATATCGGCATCTTACACCAATCTGTAAAGAGGAGGGAGCAGGGCTTTTTACTTCCCCACCCCCTCCATTGTTATTGTTTAGGCATACGCGCTCTTAGAACGCAACACCACGAACCAGTTCTCATTAAGAACCTTAGCGGTGTAGTATGCTTTCCAGCCAATCGTGGTGGTCTGGTTGAGTGGATCGCTCTTGTCAGGAGTGTCAGTAATGACAATCGAAGGCGACTTAGGTGACTCACCGGATAAGGCAGGTACACCAAACGCCTGACCACCCATCACGAAGGAGGTGAAGATGTCACCAGAGGCACTGTAAGTACCCTTGGCTCCGCTGGACGCCTCAATGAATGGGTTGGTATCTTCGATGACTTTAACTCCGTGGAAGGAGCCGACTTCACCCTTGAACAATCCTTGGACTGCGCTGTACTTGTGAGCTTCCAGCCAATCAGTGTTGTTCATCAGATCACGGGTCACTTGTGGGGAAGCAACCATAACGTACTGACCGCCAATCTGCGGAGCACGGTTGATCTTCAGGTTAGTCACGCTGTCCAACAGGTCAGTTGCACCAATTTTAGTATTGGCAACCGTGTCGGCAGCTAACTCAGCCCAAGTAGGAGTAGCATCACCACCAGAGTAACGCTTGGTACGGCTGTCGCTCTCGTCGCTGTCGGCCTTGTTCACCAACTCGTCACGGATAAGGTCATCCATGTAGAGAGCAGCATCTTCGCCATTAGTCTTAATAGCTTGCTGCATGATGTTCAGGAGCGAGGTAGCGTTGAGAACGTCAGTCACGCCGATCACCTGACCGATTTGGTTCAAGGTGGCATCGACGTAGCCGAGCGATAACTCACGGTAGTTGCTGCTGCTAACGGCAGTACCCTCAGTCAAGTCCTGCACACTGGCAGTAGAAGGCTCACCGAAACGGAAGAACCGAATGGATTGAGCCCCCGCGTTCTTGGGGAGTGCTGCGGTTTGAGCGAACTCAGCCTTGCGTAAAGACTGAACGGCGTAGTCTAGCAGTTGCTTGCTAAAGTACGTTTGGTATTGATCCGCCATTGTGGACGGATTCGATGTGCTTTGAATAGCCATTGTTTATGCAATAAGTTAATCCATTAGTAGCCTCCTCCTGCATCTACTTCCGCAGCGCGGCGTTGTAGTTCCGCGAACTGTTCCTCCGGTGTTAGTTCGTTAAATGAACGATCACCAGTTGGTGCAGACGGGTCAGAGCCTCCAATGGAGAGTTTTGATTTTAGACCAGCATTCTCTTCAGTGAGAGCGTTGATCTGTTCTTGAAGCGAGTTAGCTGATTCTGCTTTCTGCATATTGGCAACAATATCTGCCGCATCTATAATGCCGCCCGAATAAGTTGCTAGGACGGGTCGCTCTTGAAGAATCTGGTTAACAGCCTTCCTGAATGTGGAATCTCCTTCTCTTAATTCAGGGTAGGATTTAGCGGCTTCCTCAAAATTAGCGGCCCATTCTTGTTTGAACTGACCTTCATTCTTGGAAACTCTATGATCCTGAGCCATAGCCCTGACCTCTTCGGCTTGCTCTCTAGCTTTCTCAGCTAAACGCATTTCACCTTCAAGCTCAAAGTTTCTGGCTGCTGCTTCATAGTCCTCCGCAGAGTTGCCGTCCGAATCAACAAATTCTTCTGGCTTACCTCGGTCATTAAGCGATTGCCTGACTTCCTCAAGCTCCTGCCTTTGCCGTGCAAGCTCAGACTTTTCGTCATTCAGTTTGCGCCAAGAATCGTTAAGCCGTTTTTCAGACTTAGTAGACTTGCTATCTGCTTCACTTTTCAAAGAACTGTCAGGCACTTCTGGAGGCCCAGCTTCTTTTTGCGGTTCAGGTTCGGCAGGTTTCTCCGGTTCCGCTGGCTTCGGCTCAGGTGCTTCAGCTTTAGGTTTCTCCGGTTCGGGCTGACTCTGTACATTCCGCCTCTGCTCGATCTCAGCAGTGGGAACTTCAGCAGGGTGCGACCCCTCATCATAACCCGATAACCTGTCCTGTTCCGCAGCCATTTGCTGTAGCTGCTCCAATGTTACGCCCTCTGTTTCTTCACTCATTTTTTATCTTTGTGCATTTTTTCAGATAAGCTCGCACGTTGCCTACCTGTAGTGTGTCTTATAGTTTCGCCTAGGCCCGACACCAGCTTCGGCGTATTCGGGATGTCTTTACGTTTCGAGGTCGCTTGGCTCATCCCCTTCCAAGTCCTCGTAAAGTTCTTTGTTGGCAAGTGACTCTATGGCACTCACACAACCCTTAAAACCATTAGCAAACCCTGCGCTGAAAACAAGGTCTTTTTTATCCTCTAAGCAATAAGACTGATTTCTTATCACCATATTCGCAAGTGTTTTGGAAAACTTCTGCCCTGTATCACTCTCTAGGAATAATAGTAGTTTGACGGAATCTTCCTCTTTCCACTCCGGCTCTGATGTCCATTGTACCTCTCTGGCGAAGAGTAGCATCGCCCTTATCTTTCTAAACATATTTTACTTCCTTTTCTTAGGTTATCTCTTTTCCACATTGGCTTTAGGTTGCTGAAGTGCCAACAAGCTTCAAACTCTTTTTTATTAGATTGGTCGTGGGCGCATACTGGGATGTGGTGGTCAATGTGCCAGTGAGTGCCGTAGTTCTTCCAACTCATTCCTCTCTTAAATTGAACTTCAAGGTGCTTTAGGAAATGTTCCCTACTACATCCTAGTGTCTTTTCAGCTAACTTGCTCTTACCTTTTATTAACCTGCTTATTCTGTTTCTAAGGTTCGATATAATCCTTAAAGCTGGGTTACTAAGAAAAGCCTCTTTCCTTCTCTGGCTTATTATTTCCTTGTACTTACTCCTGTAAGCTTTCTGCTTTTTCCTTACCTTGTCTTTGTTCTTCTCGTAATAATCCCTGCACTTCTCGTTGTGCTCTTCTTTGTTTTTCAGGTGGTATTCTTTTTGCCACGCAGTTATCTTTTTCTTGTTCTTCTTTGCGTATGCTTTTCTGGTTTCAGGATAATTATCTTCTTTACGGTTGTTGGATTTGTTCGGCATCAGGAGCCCCCATTACCTGAGCCTGTCGATCCATAGCCAATGATTCAGCAGACTCAGCGAGTTGTTTTCGTAGCTGCCTTGCTGCATTGGTATCAACCTGCTCATACGCATCAAGTAGCTGGCTTATCCTTTGAACGACTAGTTGTTGGGTTGTTTGAGATATGGCATCATTATCAGCCATCTTATTGTCTAAGTAACCTACCAGTGTGGCGATCCGAACTTCAAAGTCCTCGTCACCACGCACCGGAACTGGCATACCCACCTCCATAATTCCGATGTTGTTAGCTTCCTCAAGAGATTCTGTTTGCTGCTTGAACTGCGGATCAATGTACATCCTGCGAACCAAAGACGGATCATCCAGTTCCAGTATAGAGCGATCCAACTCAGCTTGGTTGATATAGGGTGAGCCAGCGAATAACTGCTTGCGTCCCATAGCTTGCTGTAGTTTGAGCCCTCGGTTCTGGCTGTCAGGCCCACCTTTAGGTTCTATCACATACTCACCGAAGAATGCGTCAGGTTCCAGTTGCCCGTTATCTTCACGGTATCGGAACTCCAAATCTTCCTTCTTGTACTGTAAGTATAGCGACCAAGACTGACGGTATAGAGAGCCAAGCGATAGACGGAACACGCGAGCCCGTAAGTCATTGGACTCTGCCATAAGCCCACTAATAGCATTGATCTCTGTGGCAGTTCGTCGATCTCCTTTACTGCTCATCGAGTTAACACCAAAGTCAGGCATACCGATCCGCTGCTCTGCAATGAACCGAGTAGTCTCAATCTCCTGATCGAAGCTGATAGGAGGCTGGGCCATCTGCACTGGTGCTAATCCAACTGGTAGAATTTGGGCTGGGGAAAGGCGAATGTTACTGCTGTTGGGTACATCCCTGTCCGACTTGAACATAGGACGATTGTACAGCGTCATCGCATCGTGTTTGTCATTCCACATCTTACATAGAGATGCTTCAAACGGGGCAATGATTTCGCATACCCCGCGAGGAGAGAACCAGCCCTTATCTTTAATCTCATAACTGAAGTCTACAAACGGATACTCTCCGTGATTGTAGTCGAGTTCCATTGGTGGACGTACATCCATCTCAGGAATCTCAGGGCAGAATGTTTCTACGATCACCTTGCCCTCACTCTTGTGGTACACCTCCCAGAGAATAATGCGGCTCATATCTGAGGAGTAGTTGATTCCTTCTCGTCTATAGGTCGTGACCTCCTTCTCCGCGCTATTGCCAGCTTTATATCTCTTGGATTGCACTAGCTCCACATCCACGCCTGAGTATTTCGGGTCGTTCTCGAAAGCCTCAACACTCATCTGCATAATGTGAACCACCCTCTCGGAGTCTTGAAGATTCTTAGTGCGGTCTGGTACTACGAGCATCATCGGGTCAATCGCATCGTACCTTACCTGCTTCTTGTCTGAGTCCCAGTAGACCTTGATAACTGAACGGCCACTCATTAGTCCGTGGTCAATCCAAGTAAGGCACTCAGTTAGGAAATTGGTTTTCTCTTTAGTATGGTAATCAAACCACCGCTCGGCTGTTACAGTCATGCCGTTGTCCTGCTGGCGCATAGGAACGAACGAAGCAATCGTGTCCATACCCACAACCTGCATATAGTAGAACGGCTTGAGCCTCTCGATAACTGAGTCGGCTAAGGGGAAGTGCAGGTCACTAGCGTTACGCCAAGGTTTGTTCTTACGGCGCAGCCCGTTGTGGCGCATCTCATACCACAGCTTTTGTCGTGTCTCCCAGCGGGAGCGATCTTGTATGTCTACGGTGATGGAGTCACTTAGTTCCTGTC